CTATGCCGTGTCTTCCGACCCGTTCTTGAATCTGAATGTCATTGTGCCGTCCCTTCCGACGGTCGCTTGGTCAATGACCGCAAGCCATAGCTTTTCATCAAACTCCGTGATGGCGAGCGGTCGGCTCTCGATATCCCGAATGAAGCCCTCAATGATCTTCGCCTTGCCGAGCCGCTCCCGCTTGGCGGCTTCCAACTCGTCAATCCGTTCCAAGACTTTGCGGTGGCGTTCAAGGTAGGCCTTGTTGCGATCCGCCCATTCCGTCTGGTTGATGGCGGTTCGGGCATTATCGTAGATGGCCTTTCGGGACAGTACCGTGACTACCTCAATCTCGCGGTGCAGTTCGGCGAGCTCTGCATCAATCGCCGTGGTGTCGCAGAGGACGCTCTGGGCAAGGCGGCAGTCCTCGATCAACCCGTCGCGGTCGCTCATCAGGCTGTTGAAGCCTGTGAGGAAACGGGATTTGATTTCGTCCTCGGTGATATGCGGCGTTTTGCAGTCCTTGCCCGGCTTGCCGAGCCGTTTGTATTTGTCATTGCACTGCCAGACTTCCTTTCGGTAGGTCTTATCGCCCTTGTAACTGCCCCAGACCTTTTTGCCAAACCACCCACCGCAGTCCGCGCAAAGAATCTTTGTTGCAAAAATACTCGTGCAGCTTGTCGGTTTGCCAATCAAGCGGCGGCGCTCTATCTCTACCTGAACCGCGTCAAATTCGTCCGTCTCGATGATGGCGGGATGGCTGTCCTCGACGTAATATTGCTGTACCTGCCCCGTGTTCTTGACCATCTTCTTGGTGAGGAAGTCCGTGCAGTAGGTCTTTTGCAAAAGCGCGTGGCCTTTGTATTTTTCATTGGTCAGGATTGACCGCACCACTGCCGTCTGCCATGTTTTCTTACCCGCCGGTGAAGGGATGCCATAACTGCCGAGGTACTTGGCGATTGCCGAGAAGGTCTTGCCCTCCATATACAGCCTGAATATCAGCCGCACAATCTCCGCCTCTTCAGGCATAACCTTCGGCAAACCGTCCTCGCCCTTTTCGTAACCGAGGAACTGGGCATACGGCAGGCTTACCTTGCCGTCGGCCATGCGCTTGCGCTGACCCCAAGTCACGTTCTCTGAAATGGAGCGGCTCTCTTCCTGTGCCAGCGAGGACATTATCGTAATCAGCAATTCGCCCTTGCTGTCCAAGGTGTATATGTTCTGCTCCTCGAACCATATCTCGCAGCCGACCTCTTTCAGCTTGCGGACGGTGGTCAGGCTGTCCACGGTGTTTCGGGCAAAGCGGCTTACTGACTTCGTGACGAGCAAGTCAAACTTGCCCGCCAAACCGTCGGAGACCATTTGCTTGAAGCCTTCCCGCCGTTTGGTGTTCACTCCCGAAATGCCCTCGTCCGTGTACCCGCCGATGAATTCCCACTCGGGATGGCTCAGAATAAATTTCGTGTAGTAGTCCACTTGGGCGTCGTAGGATGTTTTCTGCTCGGATGAATCGGTGCTGACGCGAGCGTAGAAAGCGACACGCCGCATGACCGCCGAATTCCTCTCTTGAGCCGAAAGGATAGGAGCGGTGGCGGGAATAACCCGTATATTAGCCATTCTAACCGTCTCCCTTCAAAGTCTTTTCACGGGCGGATTGCTTCATCTCGTCCGTCCAACTTTCGCGGCGGGAGCGGTTCTCCCAAATGACCGCCTGCTCCGAACCGTCCTTAAAGGTAAACACCAGAACGCCGTTATCAGGGACTGTTATCGCAGCGACCTTCGCCGTGAATACAGTGGGGGCATACTCCGCAAGCCCTAAAACCTCGGCGCATTTCTCTTTGAGGATGTCTTCGGTTATCCGCTTGGCGGCGCATTCGCGCTTGCCACGGTAAGTGTAGGTAGCGCAAGCCCAAACCACCTTGGCATATTTTGTGCCGATGCCGTTTACCTTCTTGCGAAATTTTGCTCCGCATCTTTCGCAGATGATTAGTCCCGAAAACTCGCTGAATGTTAGCTTCCGAGGGTGGTTGGCTTTCGCTGCCCGATGAGCTATCTCAATTTGAACTGCCTCGAAGGTCTCTCTGTCGATAATTGCCTCGTGTGAGTCCTCGACATAGTATTTCGGCAGCTCGCCACTGTTTGTTTTCCATTGCTTGCTAAGGTGGTCGGCGATAAAGCCCTTTTGTAAGCACGTGTCACCGACGAATTTTTCGTTTTTGAGAATTGAACCGACTGTGCTTTCCGACCACCGACCACCGCACTTGGTGGGCACTCCGAGCCTGACCAGCTTCTTCATAATGGCGTTCTTGCCAAGCCCCGAAAGGTAGTCGGCAAATATCATCCGCACGACCTCGGCTTCCGCCGGAATGACGGTCAGTTTGCCGTCCTTGTAGTCGAAGCCGTAAATGCGGATGTTGTTCGCGGGCCTGCCCTCCTTGAAGTCCTTGCGGATACGCCACTTACAGTTTTCGCTGACCGAGCGGCTTTCCTCCTGTGCGTAGCTTGCGAGGATAGTGAGCATTAACTCCCCGTCGTTTGAGAGCGAGTGCAGATTCTGCTCCTCAAAAAACACGCCGACGCTAAGGTCTTTGAGTTCTCGGACGGTTTCGAGCAAGGTCACGGTATTCCTCGCAAAGCGGCTGATTGACTTCGTGAGGACGAGGTCAATGCGTCCCGCCCGACAGTCTGCAATCAGCCGCTGGTATTCAGGCCTTGAATCCTTTGTGCCGGTTTCCGCTTCGTCGGCATATACGCCGACATATTCCCATTCCGGCTTGCTTTGTATCAGATTTGAGTAATGGCTGATCTGAGCCGCAAGGGAGTGGAGCATTTCGTCCTTCCCGCAGGAAACGCGGGCATACGCCGCGACCCGTTGTCGTGACGGCAGCAACTGCGCCGTCCGTGGTAGTTTAGTTATCTTTCTGCCCATAATGGCCTCCTTTCGCACTACCATATATCACTCTTTTTTCCTTACATAGCAAGTCATTTTCGAGGAATATACTGCACGAGGATAAACCGTACTTTTGGGCGAGCATTGTGTCTATTGCCAGCAGGTCGTCGTCGGAAATCACACCCTCGGAGAGCCAGTTTTTGAACACTGCCATCGCCGCCTTGTAGCGGAGGATTGCTTCTTCCTTGCTCATAGCGAAGCCTTCCGCATTGCCCCGAAGCAAGACCGCGAGCAGTATTTGCGACGCATGTTCCCGTAGGCTTCAAATTCCGTACCGCAGGTCGGGCAGACGAAACGGTAAACCGCCCTGCGGTTCACGGCTTCAGGGTGCGTCTTCCACCAAGCCATACGGCACCTGTTAGAGCAGAAGCGTTTCTGCTTCGACCCCGGCGTATGAGTGAGCGGATATCCGCAGTTGGCACAGGTGTCAGTGGCTACGGGTTGTTCTTGCTTTATCGCAACGCCGATGTTATTCCGGCGGCAGTAGGACTTGACGGTGTTTTCGGATATGCTGAGATCGTCGGCGATAGCGGCGTAGCTTTCACCTTTGCCGCGCAAATATGCGATTCGTTGTTTTTGCATCTTGGTCATACGGTTGCCTCCATTCGGAGGGGGAAAAGGAAAACCCCCTCACCATCCACAGGACAGCGAGGGGTCAGTTGGCAACCGAAACGTGCGATTTATTCGGTTTTGATGAAGGCGTCGACAATCGCCGCCGCCTTTACCTTGGCGAGCATTGCGTCAGCATTTGCCTTGGTGTTTCGCCCGACGTGTGCAGCCGCTTGACCTCGGCGCGGAAGGTGGCCATCGACTTCCCGTGCCTTGGGAACCAGTGACCAGGGTCTGCGTGATTGGAAGCGATGCCACGTTTATGCCCCTCGAAATGCCCGATGACAACGCCATCAGCCATTGGGTCGAGGTCATACTCCTTACAGAGATAGGCGCACAGTTCAGTGGATTCCATGTACACGGCGTTAAAATAAGCCGCGTCGGTTAAACCGTCCTCGCAAACCTCAAAGGAGATATGCGTATTGTTGCCAGAACCTCTTGGGCCTCTGCCACAGTGCCAACCGCGATGATTCCATGGCAAGGTCTGGTAAGTGGCAATTGAGCCATCTGCAAGTCTGCCAATAAAGGCATGGACACATACCGGCACACTTGCTCGGTTCCAGTGGTTATTGTGCCGGTTTCTCCCCAGCAGCCCGTCGTCCGGCCCCACAAAGCGTCTCAACCACGGGTTGTTGGCCCCGGTGGAGTGCACCATAATGCCCCGCGGCACAATGTTTCGGCCCGCCTTGTAGCAGGCGTTATGCGTGAGAAAGAGCTCTCGCAGATTCATCTTCTGTCCCCCTTCCCGTCGTGAAGCCGCGCTAAGACCTCGCGCAGCTTGTCCGGCACGGGTAGTCCGAGGGCTGTGGCATTTTCTAGAATTGAGATACCCTCATTGCTGAGGTAGAAAAAGATCACCGCAGTGCGGATGGTTTGCGACTGCCCGAGCACTTGGCTGTCAATTACATGCCCTAGCCCCACCAGCGCAAGGATGAGCACTTTCTTAAAGATGCCCTGCGCGCCTATTTCGCTAGAGAGGCGCTTCTTGAGGATGGCATTCATCACGCCAGTGACATAGTCGATCACCATAAAGGCGAGTAGGGCGTAAAGAAAACCGTCCATACCACCTACATACCACCCCAGAAATCCGCCCAAGGTGGTAAAGATGGCTTGGAACCATTCCCCGCTAGATCGCATTGCTACAACCTCCTTTTCATCAACTCCTTCACAGGAGTGGCTATCATTTGGCAGATAAAACCCTAGTCGATACGATTAGGAAGCGACAAGTTGCGGGGCTAATCTTGCTTTCTATCAAGAGAGTAAAAGGCGTCGTATTAGTTCTGGTAGCGCTTAGGGTCCAATTTTCTGAACTACACTAGCATTGGTCCTCGGTTGGATGTCCACTCCACAGGACTGGGACGCGCCCTCCCTGCAACATGGCATCAGTCACGTACAAAGTTCCGCGGGCGTTAGCCAAAACCAAACGTAACTCAAGCGTAGCTACTCGTGCTCCTGCTCGCACCGGCACCGTAAGACGATACAATCTCCAAGGCCCCAGCGGCTGGCTGACATTGTAAATCCGCATCCCGGGAGCCCCCTCTATAGCAAGCGCGAGTAGCCGCCCGTCAGGTGACCAGTCTACAGCGTAACCGTCCTCAGGGTGAGGGGGACGCCAGGAAGTATCTGCCCCAGTGCCACCACCCGTTCCAGGGACAACGGCCCAATCCGATACACGAACAACGGTAAGACCGGGCGCACCTAAATGAGCAATAGCCAGATACTCACCCCCATCTGGCGAGAACGCCGTGCCGTAATTAATTCCCGGGAGTAGCGAGAACCCTGCCACTGATTCCCATGTTCCTGCACGAAGTACTGCCTGCCCGACCACATAGGTCCCCACACCAGTCGCTGACCACAGTGGCACGGAGAGAAATTTACTGTCTGGCGACCAGGCAAGGCCTGTCCCTGGCCAGTTAAATGCATAGCCCGGGACATGTATCCACGCTGCGTTCGAAACCTGGTAGATATACAGGAACGCCGCTGTGTTTGTGAGGGCCAACCATTGTCCATCAGGCGACCACACGGCCTCCAGGGCAAGATCCTCTCCGAAAATAGGGGGTGTTGGGGTCGGGCCTAAAGTCCAATTTGAAGTCTGAACGAAGTGCAGACTATGCAATGACGCGTTCATAAACACGACCGCCAAGATTTGCCCATCGGGGGACCAAGATAGCGAATAACATTCTCCTTGAATAGTGGGGATTCCGGCGACTAAGCTCCAATCTGAGGTGCGTAGAACAAAGACACACTGAGACCGCGGCCAAGTGTCACACCCATAAGCCAAATATTGCCCGTCGGGCGACCAGGCCAAAGCACCCCCCTCTGGTGGGACAGCCGGGAATTGCGTCCCCCAGCCCTCCACGCTAATAACAGAAAGACCATGCAAATTGTCCCCCCCAACTCGTGCTATGTACCTACTATCGGGAGAAAATGCAATTCGGTGGGCCCACCCTTCCACAACCGGCCCGGGAACATGTTCAAGTTCGAGCATGCGTCACTCCCCTCCGGGAACCAAAGCCGTCCACCGCCGGTCACTGCTCCCGTCTGTATATCTAACTATAATTTCAACGCTGGCGCTCCCCGAGGGTTCCACACGCACATTTGACCGCGCCCACGCACTGAAGATGTAATCCTGCCTATGCACTGGGGTAACTACCTGCACCAGCGTGTAGGTGGTGGTAAGTTGCCCTTTTGCACGGAAAGATGTTAGCCCGGATACTCCTTGCTCAATGTCAGCCTCCCAACCGGAGACGGCCCAATGCAAAAGGCCATCATTAGCCCGTGAGTTACGCAGGAGATTGTGAACTGAAAGATGTGTAAGGTCTTGTGCTATAGTATCCACCTGCGGCTCGAGACGTGTAACTCTGCGGTCCAACTCACCCACATTCTCGCGTAGGGTGCGTTGGGTTGTGGCCAGTTCTATTTCGCTCCGCCATGGCTCCAAAACGTAGTTTCGTAATCTGACAACACGAGATGTTAAGTGGTGCCCGCTATCTTCATCGTAAACGGTCACGCGGTCGCCTAGACGAAGACGCTCTGCGTCACCGTGAGGCCCTGACAGGTCTACGATGCTGCAACTGTAACAGATACGCGGGATTTGCAGAGTAGCAAATTCTCGCATCGCAAATTCCATAAGTGATTGCGGGGTTGTGAGATCATCTGCGACAAGCACAGCAGACGGCGGCGGGTTGTATGGGCTGCTGACCTCTAGGTACGGTATGCCTTGATTCACTTCAGCAATTGTTAGTCCATCTTTACCCCGCGGATAGAGTCTGTGAACTAAATCTACCGCGCTAGTCTCAATCTCGAATTTTCGTAGATTCTTTCCCCGCAGGGCGTGTAATCCAGAGTCTTCACCGCCAGCAAGTTGCACCGACACTGTTCGCACGAGCGTGTTCCAGACGATCTCAACCTGGAAAATGCGCTCAAGTTCCCGTAGTGCCTCTAGGCGGTTACACCCTCCTGCCCACCACAGGCTCCGACGACTAGTTGCAACAACTTGGTATGGTGTCCACTTTGTATCATCGAGTAATATTGGCAATATCTCGGCCACTGTGACACCGACCCAGTCCTGTGCTGGCAACTTGGGCATCTTAGCCAAATCGTACCACAGCGCCCACGCTTCTATTTCTACGCGGCGCAGTCCGGCGTTATCCTCGAGCTCACGGATGATAGTTACGCGATAGATTCGACCTGCTAGGTCAACTAGCGAGCCCAATTGAAGCCCAATCGGGAGTGAGGAGGGGATGATAAAAGTCAACTGGTCGACACCTTGCAAAGACTCATCAATCAAAATTTCATGGGCATCCGCCAGTAAGACTTGGGGACTGCCCTCGAGGTCAACAACTACCGGCAAGGCGTGACTTGGATGTGTATACCAACGAATCACAAGCTCCAATCTTCCCAAGACCCCACCGACCGTAAGACCCTGCCCCAGGCCCATCGCAGTTAGCTTCGGCGACGCTTGGGCAAGGGTCTGCCCCAGACCGACCGCTGCGACCAACCCACCCGAAACAGCCGCGCTCATGCCTGTCCCTAACGCCCCGCCCAGAGCAGCGGCGTCAATGCCTCGCCCCATATTGATGAGGGCCAAGGCAAGCCCAGCCCCGCTAGCATGCGCCAAAATTGATGCGCCCACCTGAAACATTGCGGCAGTGGCTCCCGAGCTGGAGGCCCCTCCTGACAAAGATGGCAAAACTTGTTGCGTTAATGCCGATAAAGCAGTCTGACTGGCCCCCCGCGCAGCAACTGCCTTCACAACGAAAATAGAGAGTTCACCACCGCTATGCCCCGAACCAACCGCTGCTATCTTCACCTGTGGTGATTCTAGGGGCACAAAGCCTAGTTCGGCTGCTGCTCCTGCAAACAGAAACTTTTGCCCGTGCAAGCGATGTCCCCACATGGCTGTCATTCTTCAATCACCCGAATCTCTAGGCTGAAAGGACCGAAGGTACTTCCTACCGAGTAAGCTAGTGGGACTAGGCAGGCCTCGGGCCAGACAGTCGCTAAATTCCCCGCAAGGCCTAGCAGAGCATCGACACCAAACATCTGAGCACGGAAAAGGTCTGGAACAATCATCAGCGGTCTGTAGAGAGTCACCCCAAAGTTGCCAGCCGTCCCAGTCGTTGCAGCGAGCGTCACATCACTGACGGATTTAACGCCTCGACTCCCCTGCGCCAATGGGATTAAGACTGCCCGATCAACCTCCCGAAACTCAGTGCCACCAAATAGCGTGGGCGGGGAGACGCGGACTACATCAGCATCGTCTATGTAGGTCATGGTCGCTGTAGTTGCCGTCGAGCCCACTGTGCCATAAATCTCAAGGACAGCTATCACCCCCAGACCGTCAGGGTAACGCGTCAGTTGGAGGCTGGTTACCGCCTGCGGCGTCGTCACTAGACCGGAGAGACCCCCCACATGGTACAGGCGGTCCGCAAGTACCACCGTCCCCGCAGTGGCAAGCTCCCCCTCGACCTGGGCAAGGCGACCAACCGTTGCAAAAGACTGAAGCGGCATCGCTCCCGCCAAAGTCCGTGTGCAGATTGCTGCTCCCCCAGGAATTGTGCCTGCAATGGGGGAGCGCGTCCAGAGGGACAGCAGACGGCTAGTCGGGGGCAAGAGAGAACTTTTCAAACTACGGATGCGCTGCGATGGGCTGGTGACGCGCGCAGCATACCCCGCATAAGTATCTATCGGCAT